AAAACTTGTTCAATAATACCTGTTATATCTGACATTAAGCACCTCCTTCCTATTCGTCACTACCTACAGCTTCATCATCTTCGGGAGTCCAATATACAATTTCTCCTTCTTCTTCCTCAGGGTCTTCTAATTCTTCATCTTCATCAATAGCATTAACATCATCATCTGCATCTGTTAAGCTAACAAACTCATAATCATCATCCTCTAAATCATCTGCTGCATATATAGCATCATCTAACTGAACCTCAACTTCGCCTTCGGCGCTACTCGCAAGAGCAACGCCGTATACGATAGTTGTTTGTGGCGCGCCGCTATTTGCAGCAACGCTTTGTTCACTTGTGCCATTAAAGAGGATTGCGCTTAATTCATCTAATCCCGCCATGTTTATACCTTCCTTATTTTTACGTGCATATTAGCGCCAACTTCAAGGCTTAAATCAATATCTGACACAAGGCCATTTACAGTTATTCCATCATATTTCAATTGAATAACTTCACCTATTTCTATTGGTTGATAATATGTATCAAATTCATAGTAAATTGTCTTATGGTTTAAACTTGTTAAATACTGTTTTGCTTTGGCTTTTAAGTTCTTTACATAAGGCTTCTTACAATTGGAGATATTGTAATAAACAGTTGTCCACTTTCCTGTATTTTGATAACTGCGCGCCTCCTTCGCTGCAAGTGCGGCCTTGCCAATATATTGAGTTGTCTTCTTACCTGTTTGACTTTCATAAACACAAACAACTCTATTGGGAATTTCCTTTATAGAATTAGAAATATCAATTCCAGGTTTTACCACACTTTTAGCGTTCGCAGTTACATAGTGTGAAATGTTCTTCTTCTTATTTGATGGGCTTAAATATTTCTGAAGAACAGTTTGCCCATGAGGATTAACAGTTATCTCTCCACCTACGTAATCTGCGATATACTGCAATATACTCATAGGAGTTACACCAACATCAAATACGTGTTGTTTGGAAATTTTCTTATCAACAATTCCATTAATTAATGGGAAGCCGCCAAGAGCTGAGAATACATTTTTAAAACAAGTAGAAGCAAGTTTGTTCTTGGATAAAGTCCACTTCTGAACTGTCACATCATCAATATGGCGCGCGAGTAAAGAACGTAACTGAACAGTACCTCTATACATTCCATTCTCATAGTGCAAATCCGCAGTAAAATAGAAAGTACCAATCTTTATCTTTTGCGTTTCTCCATTGAGTGAAGGAGTATACCAAATTCTTATCAAATACTCTTCCTCACTCATGGAGCTTTTTGCATTAATTACTTGAAGTTCTCCACTCACTTTTAAATCAGAGTAGTAAGAGTAGTTGATTGTCCCGCCTATAACGAGACAATCAAGACTACCAAGAGAAGTATTCAAATCCTTTGGACTTATCTTCTCAAAATAAAAACTATCAATTCTTCCTGATTCGTTCCAACTCCATGCCATTACACTACCTCCAACATATCAACTTTCAGAGCAAATAAGTCTTTCTTATCGTGACTAATATTTACTCCCGTAAGTCCAACCTTGTACATATCGCCTTGGCTTGTGCGGAAGTAGTACACACCTTGGTTATTTCTTACTGTATCCCATGCAGATTTGCGGCTGTAGCTGCCTCCATAGCAGTTATCCTTATCTACAATTGTTGCAGTAAAACCAATTGTGTTTGTGGTTCCTTGTCCATAGAAAATTACATTGCTATCTCTTCCATATGGTAAGGCAGTTTCAAATTGCGGCGCCGCGCTAATCTCATAAGACACATCACCCCAAGCAACACCACAAGTTGTAAGAGAATCAATTTTATTAAATCTATATCCCTTTGCGGAAAGTGTGAAGGTTTGTGTTGGTTCTGAATCTTTATAATCAAGCTCATCTTCCTCTTTTACATTGAGAGTTAAAGGAATTCCAATTGGAGGATAGAAGTAAAAGGTTGATGTACCACCAACTTCAAGATTCTTTGTAACAGATACTGCGGCAGCGCCATAACTTTTTCCGTTATAGGTATAAGATACATTACATCCCACATCTGCAAGAGTAATACTTCCATTATTAGTAGCAGTAACAGTTAACAAACCTCTATCTTCATCCCAAGTATGATTTACTGCCATAGATATATCCCTTCTTGGTTCTATGACAGTTCCAGAAGCCAATGCAGTTGGCGCGCCATCTCCTGTAACAAAATTCACACCAAGAGTTAAAGTTTCTCCAACCTCAACCTTTCTCTTTAATCTATTCATTCCAATAAGAACTTGGCCACCTTGATAACCTGTGCGCGGAGTTGGAGTAGTTTCACTAGTTAGATAGGCCGCATCTACACCTGAAGTAAAAGCTTTTCTCAAAAGTTCTCTACCTTGTGAATCTTTAATTGAGTTGACTTTAACACTTGCGGTTCTATCCCAAATATAGTTGAACTTAACTTTAATTCCTCCATCACTTGCAGTTATAATTGTTTCATCTACTACTGCGGCGCGCTTATAAACACTTAATGTTTGAGTAGTCCAATTACCATGTTTAGCTTTTGCCTTATTAATAGTTCTAATTCTAAATTGAAACTCTCTCGCATCATAAGTAGTAGGTATTTGGTAGTTGTTCATAGTAAAGAAGGTTTGATATGTTCCCTTCTTATTAACTCCTTTATTTGCTTTTAACCATTTATTCACAGGTTTTGTTGCTTCAGTAGTTTCAATTGGAATTCCGGAAATTGCAACTGCGTTCTTCCAAGCACTCCAATTAGTCCACTGCGCGCCTACGCTTTTAGAGTTCGTGTTAGTATATCTTGAACGTTGTCTATATTGTATTTGGAATGGATAAGTTTTAGAGTTCTGTTTAAACCCAACATAACGTGTAAACTTTCCATTCTCACCTGTATATATCTTAGTTGCCATATTCGCGCCCGCAGAGGTACAAAATGCAATCTTAGATACCACAGGTAGTTTACTATTTAAAGTTGTCTTTGTAGCTTGTGCCATTACATCATCCCCTTGCGAGCCATTGAAGTAAGCAAATCTTTAAACTTACCTTCAATTTGCTTATCATCATTAATCTTAGCTCCATTAATATAAACGTTATAAGTTGTATCTTCTGAAGTGCGCATTGTTGCTCCATTCGCTCCCGCGCCATCTGCATAAGCAAGTGCGGCAGTAGCATTGAACTTAGTACCTTGGATAGTATCAGCAATTCCACCTAATCTATCTCTTAAAGCGGGCATAGATTTATCTAATCCATCCATTAAGCCTTGCATAATCCATCCACCATTTTCTACAAGTAAGTTCAAATCGTACTTCTTCGGTCCTTTATGCTCTTTAATCCATTTGCCCATTCCTGAGACTTTAGTTTTAATAGCTTCCCACTTCTCATTAATTCCACTAAGTAAACCACTCATAATTGATTGTCCCGCGCCTACTAATAGTGAACCTAAGTTACCAACTGCGCTCTTGATTTTTCCACCTAATCCTTTAAAGAATCCAATCACTCTATTGATAAGTGAAGGTATCTTACCAAAAGCGCTTGAAATGGAACTAACCATTCCCGCTACAACATTCTTTACAGCCCCAACTGCATTGCTAATTCCATTCTTCATGGCAGTAAATCTGCTTCTTACTGAGTTAACCGCAGAAGCAACTAATGCCTTCATTTTACTTAGCGGCGCGCCTAATGTACTTATCGCGGCAGCTATTCCTTTTACAAGGCTCATCATTACAGAGCCTCCCGCTTTAAATATCTGTCCCGCACCTTCATTCAATCCACTAATAAAAGCACTAATAATCTGAGGAACCGCAGCCACAATTGCAGCTATAATTGCGGGTAAGTTCTGTACAAGTGCGGTAAACAATGTAATACCCGCTTGTACAATAGCGGGAATTAATCGTGGTATCGCAGCCACAATTGCATTGATTATCTGCGGGAGTGCCGCCACAAGCTCATTTATCACCTCAGGGAGCGCTTTAACTAATCCATTGAATAATTCGATTCCCGCATCAATAAACTGCGGCAGAGAGCTTGTTATGGCTCCAATCACTCCCCTCAAAAGATTAGGTATCGCTTTACCAATCTGTAGAATTAAGTTGGAGATTATTGGGAGAATTTTAGGGAGTAACTGTCCAATCTTATCTGTGAGCTGCGGCAGTACATCACCAATAGAATCAGTAATTCTTGAAATCACAGGAATTACGTTATCCGCAACGTTCATAGCAGAGTCAACCAAATTATCAACCAATTGAGTTAAGTTCGCATTTGGGTCTGCTAATCCCGCAAGAAAGTTTTGATATGCGGCCTTGGTTGCGTTGATAGAACCACTTATAGTTTTCGTTGCCTCTTTTGCAGTGGTTCCCGCAATGTTTTGTTCTTCTTGGATTGCATGGATTGCGTTATAAACATCATTTAAGTTGCTTATATCGTACTTCTGTCCTGTGAGCTTACCCGCATCTGCAAGTAAGCGCTCCATTTCTTCCTTAGTTCCTCCATATCCAAGCTTTAAATTATCAAGTAGTTGATATTGGCCTCGCGCAAAACCTTGATAAGCATTCGTTATTGATTCCATATCAGTACCAAATACGTTTGCATTATCAGCCATATCGCGCATAGCCATATCTGCTACTTTTGCGGCGGCTTTGGTATCGCCTCCCATTGAAGAGATTAAAGAAGCAGAGAAACTTGTAACATTCTCCATGTACTTATTGGCGCTAATACCTACTGTAGCAAAGGCCGCATCTGCATTCTTAACTACATCCTTGGCCGCATCATCACCAAATAGCTTCTCTACACCTCCTCTAAGTTGTTCTGTATCTGAATATGCACTTAGCGCGCCTTTGGTAATAACTCCAAAAGCGGCAGTAGCTGCGGCGCCCGCTGCAACAAAGGCAGTACCCATAACCTTGCCCGCTTTTACTAAACCACCTTTTAACTTCGCGCCAAGTCCATCAGCTTTAGAACTTGAAGTATCTAAGTCTTCCTTAAATTTATCTGCACCATCTAATTTTATGTGCGCTTGAAGGGTTCCTAAATCTAACATTAAAAGAACCTCCTATCTATCTTTTCATGTTGTTAAATTTTTTAATAGCATTATAATCAGGCTCTGTTTGTTGGAGTCTCCAACAGTCAGCTAAGTATTCCCTTCCTTCTTCTGTTTCTTTTAGTTTTAAACATATAGCATCGCGCAATAGAGTATTAAATGTAAGTACATCCAATTCCATTGCCTTATCTATAGGTATTCCAAACTTTTCATAGACGATATTGTATGAAGATAAGCCAACAGAGAAATACGGATTCCCCGCATTTTCGTCTATTACTTCTGTTGGCTTTGAGGGAAATTTACTTTAGCCTCCACATCTTGATTCCAAAAGCCAAAGTAATCTTCAATTACATAGCCAATAACACTGAAATCATATTCCTCTGCAAGCTGCGCCGCATCGTATGTTTTCCCTTCCATGTTGCGGTTAAGGATGCGCGCGAACAGTTGCGATAAAGCTTCTAATGTTTCAACTTGTTTGTTGTTATTAGCTAATCCTTGAAGTACCAAAGTAAATTGAACCATCGCTTGTGTTGGTCTTTTTAAATGAAGTTCAGTACCATCAAGCAAACGAAGTTCATATAAATCTGCATTGTTCATTAAGGTTAAATCTAACATTGCTATCTCCTTATCATATAAGTCAAAAAATAAATAGTGCGGCGGCTTTAATGCGCGCGCCGCACCACTTAATCACTTAATTATTCAGTAGCTCCACTCTTAATCTCTGCAAGAACACCATTGCTATCCATTGCAGAACAAGTGAATGTAGGTTCAAGAGTAACTGCATCATCTGCACTAAAGGATAATTCAAATCCATCAGTGTTCTTTCCAACGATGGTAACTCTTAAATCTTCTGTCTTATGCTTAAATCTAACAACGTATTTCTTGTTGTTATCATTGCTAACACCACCAATCTTTACAGTAGTTACTCCATTGGTAGTAGTAGAACTTGCAGTAGGACAAATCTTAACAATTTCCTCTGCTTTACCCATAAAAGCACCACATTGGAAAGTAGCATTATCTGTACTCAGAAAGCTCTCTTTAATCTGTCCGTTGTCATCATTAATTTCCGTAAACTCAGTTTCATAAGAGAGAGTAGCGCCTCCTTTGGTATAACCAAACTGATTAGCCGCAACCTCAATAACTGCGTCAGTAGGAATTGTGTTACCTGTATATTCAACAACGTAGATATATCCTGAGCCTAAAGTAACTTTATTTGTTGCCATTATCTATACCTCGCTTAGCTTTGTGTTTGTATATCGTAATAAGTTAATATTTGCGGCAATCCTGTATTTTCGTCTTCCAAGGTGCCGCCGCCATTTACTTCTATTCGCAGCGTTCCATAATCAGCCATATCTCCTAAAGAAACAAGTGCGTCTGCAATTTCCTCATCAAGTTCAATGGCTTCTGCAAGGTTTTCTGCGGTTATGCGAATCTGAAATCTCCAAGATTCAATAACCGCATTATCACCTTGCCGATATGCTGTGAAAGAAATACATGGAAGACTTTCTATATTTGAACTGCTAAAGGGACGTGGCTCAATTCCTGTGCGCGCCTCAATAGCAGAGAGTAAATTTGTAATCGCATTCATTAGAACATCCCCTCGAAGCATTCTCTTATTTTACTTGTGTTCTGTTGTAATGCAGGCTCTAAATAAGGTTGTGCGCGCTGCCCTACGGTAGTTACCCATTCACCACCATAGATTTGATAACTCCATGGTGTATCGCGTCCATTTCCTTTAGTTGAGTAGATTCCTGTGCCTACTTCTACATAAGGCGCATATTCTAAGTTGGAGAAAATTACACCTTCTGTTCCATCTTCAGCCACTTCAAAATCAATTGAACGTTGTAGTTGTCCTGTACCATGCGGCGCGTTGTTTATCGCATCGTTTCTTACTACCGCGCAAGCATCAGCCATAGCCTTATATAAGTATTTCTTTTCTAATTCGTTTGATAGTTTTTCAAGGTTCTTACTAACTTCATTATTTGCCATTTGTAATTTCCTTTAAGTAAATTACTTGTTCGGTTCTATGCGGCATTGTAGAAGTAACAACATATCTTCCATCTACTCTCCAGTTCTTATCAATTCTTAAATCATCTGTGTAACCCACAAGAGTTGCTGTGTAGGTGTTTAAATCGTTGTTACTCATCAATGTTCTGTCTTGAACCACTATGTAAATCTTGGCCGTCCCTTGAGGAACATAAGTTATCTTTCCATAGTTATATTTATCTTTAACCTCTTGCGGACTATCAACCGCGTATTCTTGCTTCCTACTCTCAAACATAAAATCACCTCTCTTAAAGAACCTTAATTCTCTTATGCTTTTTAAGGCGCTTATATACATTAGGTGTATAGTCTTGTTCATAGGAAAGTGAAGAGCCTCCAGAACTTTCACTTGTTAAACCTTCTGCGCGCAGCCTATTCAAATCTTGTTTGCACATATCAAGAACAACTGATTCAAGCGCAGTTGGTATTTCCTCAAGGTTGCAGTAATCAAGAACGTATGATTGCGCCTGTTCCACTACAAGCGCAACCACACTATCATCAACTGAGGGATATAGAAGTTTTAATTTATCTTCCATAGCTGCCCTCCTTTATCAATTAAGAAACTGTGTAATAAGTTTTAGCTACATTTACAGTTGTATCAGCTGATAAGAAGTAAAGGCCAGTAGAACCTACTTCAAACCATCCTTCTGTCTTAGGATTCTTTGCACTATAGCCAGAACCTTCTTTATCTACAGCTGCATAAGTGTTATCTAAATCAATAATTGCACTTCTTGTATCATCAGTAAGAGCAATAACACCATGTCTTTCGTAAACAACAGTATTATCTTTGCTCTCAATATCTCTATCCTGTTCTACGGAACCTTCTTTCTTAACAAAGAAAGTAATAGCATTTTTCTCAGTTACATATACTGTGTCAGCTGGAACAAGGTTAGAGAATACGCAAGGAATACCAGCAATAGTTCCGAATTGGCCACTATACAGAATCTCACCTTGCTTAGAAGCTTCAAATAGTGCATCCTTTCTAACTAATGCTCTTGCATTTGCGCCCATAATAATGAATAAGTCTGTAATATCCATTTCTGCAGCCTTTGGAAGAGCAGCAGCAGCATCAACAACAGCTTCATAAATAGAAGTGTAACTATCTGCATCAAAATGGTTAGCAATCTTTGCAAGTTCTGCAAAGTATTCACTTCTAATTTCATTAGCCATTGTCTTACCCGCGCCATCAGAGAGAACGTTCACGATGTTAGGGTCTGCCATAACATCCATATCGTTGTATTCATAAGTCTGTTGATATCTCTCAACAGTGTAATCATTATAGGCAAGAGCAACTGCGCCCTTTGCGGCTGCGCTATTCTTTGCGCCTTTTTCAAGCTTTTCTACAGTTGCGGAATAGGTATATTTATAAATTCTCTTGGAAAGTCCAGCGGCAGTAGCTAAACTTGTATCAACCGTGAACAGAGAACGTGTATCTAAATAAGAATTAACAATATCAGTAATCTTTGCTTCGACTACTTGATTAGGAATTAACTGTAATGCCATTTGTTCACCTCATATGTTATTTAGATGTAAGCTGTTTATAGAGTTCAGGGTTGCTTTGGAAAAGCGCTGCTTGCTCTGTCAGCTTCATCCTATTAAAATCTTCTTTTGAAATTGGTTTATCTGTAGGTAAATTTTTCTTAGGTGTGGAAGTTGCTAAACGCTTTTCAACTTCTGCCTTAACTGAAGCCTTAAACTCTGCTTCTATAACGTTAATATTCTCCATCATTGTTTCTGCGTCTTCAGCTACAACAAAGTCTACAAGCTTGGTTGATATGCCCTTGTCTGCAAGAACACTTGCGGCCTGTGCTTTATTTTCTGCAAGTGCTAAAGCTCTTTCCTTTTCCATAATTGCTTTTTCTCTTGAGTCAAGTTCATATTCATAGCGTTGCTGTTCGTTCATCTGAGCTAACTTCTCTGCTTCTTTAACGCGCGCGTCTGCTTTTTTCTGTGCAGATTTCATTGCTTGAGTTACTCTTTTATCTACTTCGCTTTGAAGAGCCTTATCAAACTCTTCTTGAGTATAGGTCTTTTCTACTTGTTCGTTAGTCTCTTGAACATCTACATTCATATCTTTATTATCTTCCATCTGATTCCTCCTTGGAGTTATGGCGCATAACCATCCCTCCCTTATCTCTTTGTAGTTGTTACGCAAGATAACCCCTACTTTGTTCTATATATATGTGACTTTTTTAATGGGAGTCTTAATAAAATTCGCACCTTATTTTCTTTCTAATTGTCTAATTTCTTGCATCCATCTATCACCTGTACCATTACCTTTCAAGCTATGGTAAACGCTATAGACTTCTTCTACGTGTTCTAATTCGTCTTCTTCTATGTAATTGGCGGCCATTGCGTCTCTGTGAGCTGTTCTTATTGCCTCGCGCATCAAAACCTTGTTGGCCTCGCGCATCAAGTAATATTCCTTTCGCCTTTCTCCTATGTGGTATCTATCCATAATCCAACAGATACCTTGATAAACCGTCCATAGAGTTGCGGCGCTTAAAACAATTGTGGTTCCTGTGAGTTCAAATATCATGGCTTAACCTCCAATAGAAAAGAGCATTCGCAATTGGGATGCCGCGGTATTAACGATTTAAGTTCATCGAGAGTATAGAGTTGTCCATCTAATTCGCCGCAATCATCACAAGGGTCTGTAGCCTTAAAGCGGCCATGAGTGAATCCCATTTCCTTGTATTTGTCTACTTGTCCCATGATTTGTGCATGAGCTGTTTCTGTGCGCACAATGCGATAAGCCGCAACTTCATCAACCCCAAGGCGCGCCACTACACCTTGTGCGATTTGATACGCACTCTTTCCGCGCATTATCAAATCCCCAAGAGTTTTAGATAAGTCTTGAGTTAGTTTTTCTTTGTTCTTCCAAATCCTATCTGAGAAGCCTAACCCATCAACGCACCAACTTTGGTTTACAATTTCTTTTGTGGTAATTGCGGAAGGAACAACGAACTGCGAAGAAACAATTGATTTAGGCACATTATCACCAACCATTCTCTTCGCATCTTCATAGGCTTTGATAAGTGCGCGCTCAGTAACCTTAACTTGTTTTCCACCAATCTTTTCAGCACAAGAATTGAAGTAGTTTAAAAGAAGATGGATTCGATTAGTGCGGTATAGGTCATTGATATAGAATTTACCTTCAGCACTATCTGCTTCCATTTTCGCGAATACATCTAATAGTTCGTTATAGAGCAGCTTAGATTGTTCTGCGTATATGGCGCGAAGTGCTTTGTTGGTATCTTTAACTGTGCGCTCCAACTCCATCTTCCTCTCATGTTCAATTCTGTTCTGCCAATAGGTATTACTCATTACTCAGCCTCATTGAAGTTATATAGTTGTGCCAAAGAACTATTCTGCGCACCAATCTTCTCTACTTCCGCATTCACATCACCAACAAAAGGAATCTGTGCAATCAACGTTTCATCACTTACAAGGCCGCGCAGCTTATTGATAGTTTCAGCAACATCTGCTACATTCTGTGGTAAGTTGTGAGTAAACGTAACCTCAATATCAAAGGCTTCCATATCGACTAAGGTAAATACATTGTTGAGTAACTTGATACGTTGCTGTATTGCTTTACGGAATTGTGTTTCTATGTTTGCGGCAATGTTGTTGAAGCCAACTAACTTGAACTGTAAAGCAATCCCACTTGAAACTCCGCTTCCAAACTCTTCGCTAGAAAAGTCAGGCGAATTAGCAATAGTATGAATTGCTGTATTGATTTCATCTAATAACCTATCAACCTTTGTATCGCTTGTAGGTTTAGTAAGGTAGGCCGCAGTAGCATCATCATCAAGAACTAAAACTCTGTTCGCTTTCATTGCAGCTATATCTTCCTCATCTGCATTAACATTAGTCAAAATCAAATAAGCATCAACGAAAGCTTCCCAATCATTCACGCTATCACTTAACATTTTGTTATATGCATCTTGTAAGCCGATAATACATTTAAATATGCTCTCTCCATCATCGGTAAGGTAGAAGATAGAAAAAGGAACCTCATCAAAGTAGTGTAGTTCTATTTCTGCGGAAGGAGTAAGGTTGGTAAAAGAAGAGTCACAAGTGAAGTGAGTAATGGAGGTTGCATCGTATACGTTAACGCTATAGCGCGCCTCCCATTGGTCAGAGTCCCAATTAATTATTGGATAGTAGTAAACTACATATAATAGTTCTTCGTCTAAGTCAGCCGCATAGATTGGTATTACTTGCTCAGGTGATATGTTCTTAAAGCGCTTTTCTTGTCTTTCGTTGATGTAGCAGAGCTGCGGCGCGAAGCCATAAATTAATGCGTTCTTTAACCATTCACTATCACTATTCTGATAATCGTTTGCCTTCAATACGTCAATTAAAGGCCAAATATCTTTATCACTATCAGTTGGCGCATAGGTAATTGGTATTCCGCATATGTAACCTCTGAAGTTCTCGACTATCGTTTTGCAGTAGTTCTTTACAATTTTGTTGTTAGGTTTGGTAGAATCTTCATAGATTCGTTGCATTATTTGCTGTCCTGTGCCATCATAGTAACCTTTGTTAAACATAAGCTCAGGCAGCGTACTTTCTCGATAGTATCTGATTATCTTAGTTAATCTTTTAGTAGTTAATTCATCGTCTCTATCAATGAATATCTTATTCATTAGCTGAAAACCTCCTTAAAGTACATTTGAAGGTAGTGTTCTTAGTTTTGGTTTGGCGCATTGAAGGGAGTAACGCAGAGCATCAATGCAGTGGTTGAATTTGTCTATAGGTTCGTTGATGTACTCTCCTGAAGCGCGGTCTTTCTTCCAACAGTAAGATTCGAGTTCTTCGATGGTGTGCGCGCACTCAGAACTAACAACGATTTTGTATTGTTGAAGCTTTTGAATACCTTGGATTACTGAGTCTTTACCTTTGCGCGCGGGA